GGCAACGACGCGGCCTGCTGCGGGTGACGCCGGGCGAGGTGGTCGACATGGACGCGATCGAGGCCGAGCTGCTCGAAGGCTGCAAGCGCTTCGCAGTGCAGGCCGTCGGCTACGACCCGCACCAGGCGACGCAGATGGTCGGCCACATGCTCGATGCGCAGGTGCCGATGGTCGAGGTGCGGCCGACGGTGCTGAACTTCAGCGAGCCGATGAAGACGCTCGAGGCCTGGGTGCTGCAGGGCAAGCTGGAACACAACGGCTCGCCGATCCTGACGTGGATGGTGTCCAACGTGGTCTGTCACCGCGACCAGAAGGACAACATCTATCCGCGCAAGGAGCGGATCGAGAACAAGATCGACGGGGTGGTCGCGTTGCTGATCGCGGTGAATCGCTATCTGGCGAGCGTCGGCATCACTCACGTAACCGCGGAGCTCGTCGTATTGTGAACATCTTCGGGATCAACTTCGGGCGCAAGAGCGAGTCGACGCTCGACCAGGTGCTGCGGCGGCTCGAGGCCGCGTTCGAGACCGGCTCGGGGGTCGTCGTCACGCCGGAGAACTGCGAGGAGTCGCCGACCGTCCAGGCGATCGTCAACGCGATTTCGTCGCACATCGTCACGCTGCCGGTGCACGTGTACCGCAAGACGATGGACAGCGCCGGCCGAGAGAGCAAGGAGCTATTGCCGAACCACCCGGTAGAGAAGCTGCTGGCCGCGCCGAACCCGTGGCAAACGCCGGCGAATTACTGGGCCGATGCCGGCTCCATCATCGTGCGCTATGGCCGCTTCGTCGCGGTCAAGGCGCGCGGCATGACCGGGCCGATCCGGCGCCTGGTGCCGGTCAATCCCGGGTCGGTGCAACTGTCGCAGGATGCCGCCTCGCTCGAGGTAACGGCGCGCGTCACGCTCGCCGGCGGCGGGCAGAACACCTACCGCCTGAGCGAACTGCACTACGTGCGCGGCCGCGCGAACGATTTCCTGAACGGCGACTCGCCGGTGATGAAGGCGCGCGAGGCGATCGGGCTCGAGATCGCCGCGCAGCGCTTCGGCGCCGAGTTCTTCGGCAACGGCGCGATGCCGGGGCTGATCTTCGAGTACCTGGAGGGCATCAAGGGCCACCTGGACAAGGCGCAGCGCGACCAGTTCGTCGAGTCGTTCCAGCAGGCCTACGGCGCGAAGCGGCGGTTCCGGGCGCTGGTGCTGCCGCCCGGCATGAAGCAGAGCGACGCGATCCGCATCGAGAACGATAAGGCGCAGTACCTGGAGACGCGCAAGCTCCAGCGCAACATCATCGCCGGCGCATTCGGCGTGCCGCCGCACCTGGTGGGCGACCTCGAGCGCGGCACGTTCAGCAACATCGAGCACCAGTCGCAGGAGTTCACGCAGAAGGTCGTGCTGCCGTACATCGTGACGTTCGAGGACGCGATGGAGCGCGACCTGCTCACCGACGAGGACCGTCGTTCCGGCGTCGTCATCCGCTTCAACATGGACGCATCGATCCGCGCCGACTTCAAGACGCGGCAGGACGGCCTGAAGGTGCAGCGCGAGATGGGCGTCATCAGCGCCAACGACTGGCGCGAGCGCGAGGGCATGAACCCGATCCCGGCCGATCAGGGCGGCGACATCTACTGGCAGCAGGGCCCGTCCGGCCAGGGCGCAACCGATCCGCAGTCGCAAGAGGAACCAGATGATGACGATGCAGACCAGCGTTAGCTTCGAGCTGAAGAGCATCGGCCCGCGCGAGTTCGAGGGCTATGGCGCCGTGTTCGGCAACGTCGACCACGGCGGCGACATCGTGCTGCCGGGCGCGTTCGCGAAGACGCTGCAGCGGCACAAGGCCGACGGCACCATGCCGCTGATGTTCTGGATGCACCAGCCGGACCAGGTGCCTGGCGTGTGGCTCGACATGGCCGAGGACCGCAAGGGCCTGCACGTCAAGGGCGAGATCCTCGACACCGCGCTCGGGCGCGACGTGCACACGCTGCTGCAGAAGAAGGCCGTGCGCGGCCTGTCGATCGGCTACCGGCCGACCGACACCGACTACGACCCCGACGGCAACCGCCTGCTGAAGCAGGTCGAGGTCGCCGAGGTCTCGATCGTGTCGATGGCGATGAATCCGCTGGCGCGGGTCGAGGCCGCGAAGGCGCGGCTGTCGGCCGACGGCGAATACGTGCCGACGGCTAGAGAGTTCGAAGACAGCCTGCGCAAGGCGGGCTATTCGCGCAGGGTTGCGTTGTTGCTCACATCGAAGTTGTTCGACGGCTTGGACGAGGCCAGAGGGAGTCTGGCCGGTCCCCTGAGGGATTCAGGTGCCGATGACGAAGAGAAGCAGCTGCTTGAGCTGATCGCGGGTCTGACCGACCGCATCGGCGCGCAGGCGCTGCATCGTTTCTAACCTCACCTGAAAAAGGACCGACGAAAATGTCGTCTTTCGTGGAAATCAAGCAGGCGATCGACCAGACCGCCACCGCCTTCGAGGAGTTCAAGAAGGTCAACGACCAGCGCCTCGAGGCGCTGAAGAACGGCCAGGAAGGCCGCGCCAAGGAGCTCGAGGCCAAGCTGGCGAAGATCGAGACCGACATCCGGGCCAGCGTCCAGGTCAAGGAGCTCGTTGAGCGCGAGATCGCGTTCATGCGCGAACGCGTCGAGGAACTCGAGGCCAAGGGCATGCACCCCGGCAAGACCGGCGCGCAAAAGGTCATGGACGAGTACAAGGCCGCGTTCATGGGCTGGATCCGCAGCCGCGGGCAGTCCGCCGAGGACGAGCGCAAGATGCAGGAGCTGCAGCGCAAGGTGCAGACCGAGTACAAGGACATCACGATCGGCACGCCGTCCGCCGGCGGCTACGGTGTCCCGGAGGAGATCTCGCGCGAGATCGAAAAGCACGAACTGAAGTTCAGCCCGGTGCGCTCGCTGGTCAAGGTGGTCCGCGCCGGCACGTCGGACTACAAGGAACTGCTGACCATCAACGGCGCCACGTCCGGGTGGGTCGGTGAGGGCGGTACGCGCTCTGCAACGAACACGCCGACGCTGCGCGAGATCGTCCCGACGCACGGCGAGCTGTACGCCTACCCGCAGGCTAGCGAGTGGTCGCTCGACGACATCTTCTTCAATGTCGAAGCGTGGCTGGCCGAGCAAGTCGGCGAGGCCTTCGCGGTTGCCGAGGCGACGTCGGTGATCAGCGGCAACGGCACCAGCCAGCCGACCGGCATGCTGAACACCGCGCCGACCGCCGTGACCGACGAAACCGCCACCCGCGCGGCCGCCGTCTATGAGTTCATCCCGAACGTGGACGCGGCGTTCGCGCTGCTGCCGGACCAGATCATCACGCTGCAGTACGCGCTGAATTCTGCGTACCGGATGAATGCCGTGTGGGCGATGAACTCCGTCACCGCCGGCGCCGTGCGCAAGCTGAAGGACTCGACCAACCAGTACCTCTGGCAGCCGAGCCTGATCGTCGGCCAGCCGGACACGCTGCTCGGCAAGCCCGTCACCATCTGGGAACAGATGGCATCGCCGGGGGCGAATGCGCACCCGATCGCCTTCGGCGACTTCCGCCGCGGCTATGTGCTGGCGGACCGCGTCGGTCTGCGCATCACGCGCGACAACGTCACCAACGTCGGCTTCGTGCGCTTCTACGTGCGCCGGCGCGAGGGCGGGATCGTGTTGAACAACAACGCGATCAAGTTCCTCAAGACCACCGCGACGTAACAGCCGTGAAGCTGATCCGAATCCCGGCGGGCAACTGGCGGCCGGACAACCGCCAGTTGTTCCACTTCGGCACCTACCGCGTGCCGGAAGACATGCCCGAGGACCTGGCGCGCCGCGCCGTGGCCGAAGGCGTGGCCGAAGACATCACGCCGGATTCGGCGCCGGCCATCCAGCGTGCTGCCGTGGTGCCGGCCACGGCAGCGCCCAAACGCAAACCGCAAACCAAGGAGTAACTCCCAGATGAACCCGCTTCATACCCTCAAGCGCCGGCTGGTCGCGTTCCTGCTGGCGCCGATGATCTTTGCGGCTCGCCTCATCGCGCTGTATGCCGAGCGCAAGCTGCTGTTCCACGTGGCGTTTTCGGACTACCTCGAAAACAAGCTCATCGACCTCATCCTGCGCGGGCAGGCCTTCTCGGCGCCCGCGAACACCTACATCGCGCTCTTCACTGCTGCGCCGAACGATGCCGGCGGCGGTACCGAAGTCAGCGGCGGCAACTACGCGCGGCAACAGGTGGCGAGCTCGCTCGCCAACTGGGCCGGCACGCATGGCGCCGGCACGACTACGGCGTCGAGCGGCACTGGTGGCGTCACCAGCAACAACAACGCCATCAGCTGGGGCACGGTCACGTGGTCCGGAACGGTCACGCACTGGGGCATCTTCGATGCGCTCACCGGCGGCAATCTGCTGATCCACGCCGCGCTGACAGCGTCCCAGGCAGTGTCGAACGGCAACACCGTTCAGTTTGCGGCCGGCAGTTTGCAAACGACAGTCGCGTAAATGGCCGCGAGTGGTGCGGCCGTGCCGGTCCGGGCGCGAGTCTCGGGCCGGCTCGTCTATCGCGACAAGGAGCGCCGGGTGATCAAGACCGTGCCCTTCGCGGGCACGGTCCGCGCCGCGCCTGCGCCCGACCAGAAACCACCGGAGAAGCCGCGCGATGGCGACCTTCCATGACCGCTTCAAGTTGGCTGCCCTGAACGGCGCGCTCGACGAACTCGACGTTGGCAGCGCCGATCCGAACGGCGACATGCAGCTGCTCGATGCCGCCGGGCCGACCGAACTCGCGCAGCCGCAGCTCTCGAACCCGGCCTTCGCCGCCGCCGCGATGAACGGCGCGAACCCGGAAGCCGACGCCAACCCGATCGCCGACGACACGGACGTGACCGAGGGCGACATCGCGACGATGAAGCTGCGCGATCGCGACAACGTCGCCATGTATGAGGGCTCGGTCGGCCTGCCGGGCAGTGGCGCGAACATCATCATGGACGACGTCACCGTGCCGCCTGGCGCGGACTTCGTCGGCATCAGCAACCTGACGTTCTCGTTCGCCTTCGGCAGCTGAGCGCGCGATGGCCGGCCTGAAGCTCCGCGCGCCGCTCCGGGTTCGCGTGCCGGTCACCGTCTCGGCCGGCATGAGTCTCGGGACGGCGCCCGCCGTGACCGAACTCGCCGGCGCCGCCGTCGCCAGTGCGCAGGGACAGGCGTCGCTCGCCGGAATCATCTCGCTGCAGGCGGCCGCGACGGCCGGCGCGCAGGCGCAGGCGGCGCTGCTGCGTGGCCTGAATCTGACGGGAGACGCGGTCGCTGGCGCAACGGCGCAGGCGTCGTTCGGTTACTCGGCCGACTGGATCGCGCGGGCCTCGGCCTCTGGCGTGCGCTTCGCCGACATGCTCGATCGCGTGCTGGCGATCAACTTGAACGTGAGCGAGCCGGGTGCAAACGAGTCGTTCCGTCATACGGGGGCTGACCACATCGACTTCGACCAGACTGTGTCGATGGACGGCGGGGCCGGTTCGCAGCGGTTCAACATCCTGAACACGGACGGCCCGAGCAGCGGATCGCTGCGCTGCTTCTTCGGCGTCGGTGGTTATTACGGCCCGGGCGACGAGCTGTGGTGGGCCTACACGGTCTGGGCGCCGCCGACCTTCGCCTATGCGCCGTGGTATCGCTCGTCTGGTGATGCCAAGTTCGCGATC